GTTCTTCTTGTGTCGCTTTTTTTGTTATATTTTCTATTGTTTGATTTAGATTTTTCAAAAGAGATGTCAAATCGTTGCAGTCGAAAAAATCGTTCAGCACCATAAATAAATCTTCAGGATATAGAGTAAATTCTAATTCTAATGCTAATTCATCTATATTTTTATCTTTAAGACTTATTCCTTCAGGATTTAATATAATAGCTAATGCTAAATGTATTTTATCTTTTAAAGCAAGAAGTAAACTTCCAGCATCTAAATTATCTGGTACTTCTATACCCTCTAATAAACTTATTATTTGTCTATATTGACCAATTTTAAGGGTTTGCTGTAACCAAATTTTTCCATCAAATGTGTACTCTTTTTTTATTATTGACATTTATTGACCTTCCTTTTATTTTGATATTTTTTTGGTGGGAGTTTAAAAAAAGAGGGGAACTATGAATTTCCCCTCTATATATTACATAATATTAAGTTTTAATACACCTCCAAAATTAGATTTTATTCCATACTTGCCATTGCATTTTTTAATTCAAATTGTAAACTTGTAGTTTCTGTACTATTACTATAATAAGCAGTAAAAGGTAACTCTACCATTACTCCAGTAGGACCAGAAATTACAGGAGCATTAGGTTGTAAAATTAATTCTGGTATTGTTATAGTAAGTTTTTCATTTCCAGCGGTACCAGAACCAGAGCCTACAGTAAAAGTTAATACTAATTTAGTTTCTTCACTATTCATAGCTTTCATATAAAGAGTATCATCTTCAAATAGTGTGGTTAATGTTCCAGAAACTTTTGTTAAACCATCTGGTAATGAGTATCTTTCACCAGTTCCATTAATAACATAAACAGAACCATCTAAATTATTTTCTAAAGAAATATCAAGTGAACTTACATTTCCTAATGGAGATGCATTATCTAATATTGAAGCTTGAAAACCATCAAAAGAAGAATAATTATAAGTTACGTCTATATCTGTAGCAGAAGCATCAAAAGAAGCGTTTGTTACTGTTTCCCCTGTACCCATTACAGAAATTGTAGTTTCAATCATTCCTTCTGGTTTAGTCGCAATTTTTAAAGAATTTATTTTAATACCATTATATAAAAAATATTTAGGGATTGTTAAATCAAGAAATTGTTTTTCTATACACATACTTGGTAAAGCAGCAATTTTAAATGTATGAGTATAAGGCTCACTTGCTCCTGTAGTTGTAACAGTCCCTAAAGCATGTTTAAATATTCTTCCTAATCCTGGTGATAATTCCATATTTATATCACCAGTAATTTCTTTATTCCCTCTTACTGGTGCTTTTGCATTTCTATTAGCTCTTAATACTTTAGAATCAATTAAATTTCTTGATAATCTTAATGATTCAGAAGTAAAGGGCAATATCCATGCATCAGCAGCTACAGGTGTAGTTTTAAAAGTATCTTCTGTATCAAATATTATTTTTTCATTAATTCCCTGTGCCTGTGGCATAGTCATATCCTCCTTTTATAAATTACCTAATGTATTTCTATAGTAAATATTATAATCTAATATTAAAGCATTATAATCATCAGTTGGATCAATCATTAATATTTCATCTCCAACTCTTTCTGAAAAAGCTGCATGACCTCCAAGTTTATAATTAATAAATAAAGCATCTGAAATTATTTTTAACATTGCTTCAGCATCATCATATTTCATATAAATAATTATTGATACTAACCACTTCCATGTTTCTTTACCAATAGCTGAACCAACTGGTTCTGCATTTGGACTTAATATTTTATCCGCAGGACCAATTACTATAAAAGCAGAAGGTAAATCCATATTGTCTAATTCAGGCACAGCACTTTTTTTTGTTATAACTTGTTTTATATTTGAAATATTAGTTAAAGTATTTTCTAATTCAGTTATTATTTCTTCTCTTACACTTTCTGCCATATTATCTAATTTCCTTGCCTTGTAAATATCTATTTATATAATATTTCCAAGTATCTATTACTGTTTGTTGTAACTTTGGTAAAACTTTTGCTTTAATTTCTTCAGGAAAAATTCTTCTTGGAACATTTATACTTTTTTTCAATAAATAAACAAATGTAGGTTTTTCACCTCTATTAGAACGATTTTTTCTCAAAATCATAAATTTATTTCCACGAACAGTAATACAAGTAAAATTACTTATACCTCCAAGCTCTGCTACAGTTTTATCTTTATTTCTTGCTCTATAAGCAGGACCACCTTTTATAGGTATAGTTAAAAATTTACTATTTTTATGCACTATATGTTTAGAAGTCCCTCTTTTGCCAACATGAGTTTTTAAATGTGGTGTATTTTCATCTCCTATAGTTACACCAGCAATAAAAGAATTTCCTTTTTGTTTCATTGGTACTTCTTGTACTGAATTTTTTAAAGCACCTGTTTTTCTATCTAATCCAGAAGTTTTATAAATCATACTTTTTACTTCATTTTTTGTTTGTCTTGATAAATCTTGTGCTTTATTAAATAATTTTCTATTTATATAAAATTGTAAGTCTTTTACTAAATTAGTAAAATCATTTTTTATTATAACTTTAGCAGAAATCATTAATTATAAACCTTATAATTATTTAAAATATCTTTTACTTCTGATAATAATCCTTGAGTATATATATTAGCACTACCATCAGGTAAATTAATTGAAGTTAAACCTATATCTTTTCTTCTTCTATAAAGAAAAGAACATTGTAATAAACAGGCATATTTTATGTCATCAGGAACATTAAGAATACCTGCATCTTCAGCATAACCTCCATAATACTCTACTTTTACTTGTTTTGGTTCTATATAAGAAGGAGTAATATAAAATTCTAATTTTCCTTTATCCTCCCATAAATAATAATTATCATTTATAGTTTGTACTATAGAATCTAAAGTTACAGTAAATGTAGTAGTATCTATAGGAAAAGTAGATAAATAATAAATTCTATGCCCAGCATCAAAATACTCTGTTCTAAGTTCCTTTTTTAAAGGTTTATTTAAATAAGTTTCAAATCTCTTAGAAACATAAGAAATTATATTAGTAAGTAAAGTATCAGCGTCAGTATTTGTTTTTTCTAATATAAATCCTTTTAATTCAGCAAGAGTAACTAAATTTATAGACACTATTTATTCCTTATTTTTTCTTTACTCATAGACCTATTTATAATATTTTCTGTTATTTCTTTTTCTTCCTTTTTTTCTGTTTCTTTTTCATTGGTTTTTCTATTAGAGTTGAGTTTTTTTTCTTCATCTTCTAATCTCCAATTTGCTTTCTTTTTAACTTCTTCTAAAATAGAAGGAGGGATAACATCCCCTCCTTTATAGAATCTTCCATTATGTTCGACTGTATAACCAAATCTAACCTTCATAAAAACCTCTTTTATCTATATAGGATATACTTTAGCTCCACCAAAAATTGCTTCAGAACCTATAATAGCATAAGGTGAAGTACCTCCACTAAAAGATACTACAGCTTCAGCTTTTACATAAGCAGCTATAGGACCTAAATCAACTGCTATTTCTGATCTACCATTTGTATCTGTAATTACAGCAGAAGCATCTGTAATTGCAGCATAAGTTCCTGTTTCAGTTGCACATTCATTAATAGTAAAAGTTACTGTAGTTGCATCAGGTGAGCCATAAATAGAACCTACAAAACAAGTAAAAACAGAGCCTTCATATTTTGTTCTTGCAATAGCATCCCCAGTAACAGTACCGGCAGAAGTTGTTTGTGCATTTATTGCAGCCTGTGTTAATATATTATGACCTAAATCCATTTTTATTCCTCCTTAATGTCTTATAAAAGGGAGTATTTCTACTCCCTATTTTATTATTCAGTTACAGAAAAAGCTGCATCATTACAAAGACAAAATGATTCAGGATGTCTTACTGCTACATCAACTTCCTGTATAATCCTTATCCAAGTCTGATCTTTTTGGAAAGCATCTGAAGTTTCTTTTGAGGCCATTAATTGCATACCAGCCCACTGACCAATTATAAGTTCTTCCCAATTACCAAAATAAATTTCTGTAAGATTAGTCCCACCACCAGTTGTTAAATTTATAGGAACCTGAGTTGTAGTTTTAAATGGATAACCAACCCAGTTAGCTAATTCAGCATCACTTGTAGGGGCTATGATATATGCTCCAGCAGTATCACCAGAATATTGAGCAACTTTAGATTTAATTAAAGTTCTTTTTATTGCTGGATGAAATATAAAACCAAGTTTACCATTAAGTGCTTTATCTAACTCTACTTCATATTCCATATTTATTAATGTATCAAAAGTAGGTACAGCACCACTTAAAGCATAAGTATTGATACTATCTGTATTAGCAATACCTTTAGGCTGACTTGCAGAACCAGAACCTCTTAAACATACTCTATCAATTTCAAGAGCAATACCAGAAGCAATATCTCTCCTTACTAAAGCTTCACCAGAAGGCTGGGCCATTCTAATAAACTGATTTGACATTTTAACCATTGCTGCAACTTTCTTAGGTGATAAAGTAATCTGACCAAGAGTTAATTCACTTTCAGTAATAGAAGTACCCTCGCCTACCCAATATACTGTAGTTCCACCAGTCTGTTTTGGTATCTCTATAGGGTTACCATAAAGATTATCCATTATAGAAGCACCCATAGAAGCAACTACAATTTTTTCCCTAAGTAAATCTATAATCTCCATAATCTGTTCAGTAGGAACAATATAACCACCAGCAGTATCACTTCCAATAGACTGTGCTTTTTGCTTCATATTATCAAAAACTTCTTTTTCAAAACCAGCATTAGACCAATCTCCGGTAGAAATACCACCTATTGCTTTTAAATAAGAAAATTTTTCTTTCTGCTCATTTACACCGGGAAGAGAAAACTGTGCAGCTCTCTGTTTTGAAAGAGCTTCCATTTCTGCTACTCTTGTAGAAAGTTCTTCATTACTTTTTAAAAGGGTTTCTATTTTTTTAGAGTCTTCTTCTCTTGATTTCTGAAGAATTTCTCTCTGTTTTTCCATCTGTTCTTCTAACATCTTTTTCATTTCTTCCATTCTTAATTCTCCTTATATTTATATTTATTTTAACTTCTTTTCCTTAATTCATTATCTTTTTAAGACTGAACAGGAAATATTTCTTTTAATTTATTTGTTTCTGTTTCAAATAATTCTTTTGCATAATCTAAAAAATCTTTTTCTTTTTTTTCTTTTATTTCTGTTTCTATATTATTATTATCGTTATCTTTATTATTTTGCTTTATTAACTTATCATTTAACTCATTTATTTCAATAAATATTTTTTCTAAATCATTTTTTAATTTTTCATCTAAATCATTTATTGCATTTAAAAGTTCTTCTTTCATTTCTTCCTCCACTATTTTATTAAGTTCTTTTTCACCTTTCCCTATTTTAAATAAATATTCATCAAAATTTATAAAATAATTAATATACATATCTAATGTTTTTGTATCTTTATTTTCTAAAAAACCTATTTCTATTTCTTCAAATTCTTTTTTATGTTTATTTACCCATGCTTGTGCTTTTTCATGATCCCACCCTTTTTCTTTGTCAAACATATATCCTGTTATTACTTTACAAGATATACAATAATGTGCAGAAATACCTTGTTTTTTAGAAATATTAACTGTTTTTATTTCATGACCTTTATGTTTTCCATCTTCTCCAGGATTTGCAATATGAATATAATTTTCTGTATCTGGTTTAGTAATTACATCAGTTTCTAAATCTTTTTTTTCTGTTTCAATTAAATTTAATACCTCTTCACTATACTCTTTAATTATAGTTTTAGTAATTTCATCTATATCTTCTGATACTTCATCTATACTTTTTTGCAAAGCCATAGGATTTGCAGGGACAAGAACTTGACTTATTTCAAGTAACTCTACATCAGTATATTTTCTACAAGGTTTCTTTTTTGCTTTAATTGCTTCTGCATCTTTTTCCCAATTTCCTTCTTCATAGTCATAAGGAAGAAATCCAACACTAAAAGCTGCTACTTTATATTTAGAAGCTAATTTCCAAGCCCAATCTGCCTCTTCATTTCCCTCACCATAGAAATATTTAAATTTACAAGTTAATTTTCCATCTTCTATTTTTATATTCTCTGCCATACCTATTTGTTTTAAAAGACTTCCATAATTATGAGATGATAATAATATACCATGTTTTTTATAATTACCTAATCTTTTTTTATAAGCATCTGCAAGAATAACTTCTCCATATCTATCAATAGTTTCATCAGAAACTATAGCATCTATTGTAAATTCTTCTTTATTCACACTTTTAATCTGACCTATAAATACTTTTGTTTTTTTCTCCATAAACACCTCTTTATTTAATATTTATAATTGGTACTGTAATACAACTACATCCAATAATTTCATTAATAGGAGCATTTGAATCTGTTGGGTACCTTATAATAAATTTATTTGAAAAGGAATCACCTAATTTAATAATTTTGCCATTTAATAATTTATG